CGAGGTTCCGTGGTGGTCTGAAGGTGGCATAACATTGCATATTGTATGGGACGATCACAGTTATGACAAAGTTTCTCAAATGGAAAGGCGAGAAAAGCCATATACAGATGAGGAATTAACTAAGTTTTGGAATGTACAGATGTGGCGTAATTACAAACATTACGAATGTATTGTATTTTCTTTTGGTTACCCAATGGTTGAAAAAACACTATGGGAACGAATTCATAAGTACTTCTTTTATAACCAATATAAAGTGACTAGTGCTTATCACGACTTTTGTAACAAAGTCAACAAACTCACAGAATATCTAGGATAAAAAAAAGGACTCCCGAAGGAGTCCTTAAAGTAGGTTGAGTTAACCTCAATCTTATTGTTATTAGTTCAACTTAGAATAAGTTGCTAATCGCTACACGTCTGTAATAAACGTTAGAGTCTGCTGTCAATGCACCGTCGTTAGCAGCTGCGCCGCCACGTGCGAATGGATTTGCAACCATACCGTAACGAGTTTTAAACCCGATTTTTGGCTGGAAGCTGTTCTCACCAACTGCACGAACCATTTGTAATGGTACGTATGGGCAATAGAATAGACCTGCATCGAAAGATGAAGAACCTTTATATCCTACTACTAAGTAGTTACCTACTGCATATGGATCGATGTACACTTTATAGCGACCGTTAAGAACACCTGCGAAAGTGTTTCCTGTGTCGTCTACTGCCAAGCTGTTAGAGTTAAGAGCTGGTGTGTAATCCAAGATGCCTGCCATTTGCAATGCTGATGCTACGTCTGAAGAACAGATAACGATGTTACCTTTCCCTCTACGAGTATCTTTTGCAATCGCGTTTGCTTCTTGCTCGATTTGGAACATTAGACCTTTGAACTTCTCTACTGACCAACGACCGTTAGCATCAACATCTAAGTCGAATGTGCCTGGAGTTGCTGTACCTGCTGCACCTGGTTTAGCTGCAGTGTAGATTGTACGAACTAATTCACGGTTGATTTCAACTAAGATTTCAGACTGTAAGATGTTCGCTAGTTCTGTTTCAGCATCTAGACCGTGTACGGCTTTAAGATCCTGAGCAAGCTCTGTTGTGTATTCCGCTTTTAAGGCTCTTGACTTTGCAGCTACTGTAACTTTTTCAATTGAGAAAGCCATTTCGCCGAAGTTTGTGCCATTGCCGTCGCCTAATGCTTCAGCTGCGTTCAATGCCATACCAGTACCTGTAGTAGCGGCTGCATTTGGAAGTGTGTTAGCATGTGTGCCAGTTCCTGAGAAGTCTGTATCAGCTTCTGCATAGAATGCTTCTGCACCTGCTTGGTTAGTGTACTTAGAGCGCATTGCAAAGATAAGTCCTGTTGGACCTGTCATTGGCTGCACACCAGCAATGTCGTATGCCATTAAGTTAGGCATTGCACGACGTACTAGTGAAATAAGTACTGGATCATAACCAGCTACCGGACCAGTTGCTGTTGCACCGGATGTAAATCCGTCAGCGCCTGCCGCGTTAGTTGGAGCTTCTGAAAGTAGACCAGTCATAGATGCAGACATGTCGCCTGACTCCATTAAAGCCTTCTCTGTGTTTTCGAGAATTGTAGCTGTTACGCTTCTCTTGTGTTGATCTGCAATTGTTGCGAAAGAGTCGTGCTCAAGAATTGGGCCCCACTTTTCGACAAGAGCTTGATAGTTTGACTGTGCCATAATTGTCTATCTCCTTGTTAAATAAGTTCTATCTGGATCTATTTATAATTAATTATTCTTTGCTGATCTTGCATTAAGAGCACCGACCAAAGCGTTAATTGAGCTGTAATCAGAAGCTGGAGCAACTTGCTTTTCAGCAGCTTCTTCAGTAATGATTTCTTGTTCTTCAGCAACTTCTTCTACAACAACTTTATTTGCAAAGAAAGATTCTTTTAACGTTGTCAGGTCAGTTGAATACTCATCAATGTTACCAACATCAAGCTTTTCAGAAAGAACTTTTAAACGCTCACGTTGTGTAACAGTGAGATCTTCCGTCATTTCTTCGAATACTCTTTCAGCTTTTAGTGCGGCAATTGCATTGTTTAATGCAACATTCTCATTGATAGCTTCATTAGCGGTGTCTTTTAGTTCATTAACTTCTGCCTCTAAGCCAGCAACTACGTCAACAGTATCTTCGTTAACTTCGATGTTGTGCTCAGTGAACAATGACTTAAGACCGTCCATTAATGATTCAGCCATCTCAACTTTAACACCAGTTTCGATTGCCAATTCATTCTCTTTCATCCACTCTTCTACAACGTAATCAAGATAAGAATCTAAATTTTCTACGATTCCATCTGTGATCTTTGCAACTGATTCATTCATTTCAGTTTCAAGAGCTTCTGTTTTTTCTGCAATAAGTGAGTCAGCTTTTAAAGTTGCTGCTTCATTTACTGCTGCTTCAAACACAAGTGTTACCTTGGATTTAAAATCTTCTGATAAGTCCATGCCTTCAAACATTGCTGAGATTGATTCATCAATTTCAATAACTTCTTCTACTACTGCTTCTGAATCTACTTCCGCATCTTCTTTAACAGAGCCTTGGCCTGGAGTCGCAGCGTCAACTTTATCAGCAGTTGGATCAACTGCTTTTTTGACATCTGCCTTTTTCTTTTTTGCTGTTCCACCTGCTGGTGTGGCTGCATCTGGAACTTCCGAAGATTTTACAGTGCTTCCGCCATCATCGACAGTGAACTTTTCGTCTAGTTCTGACATATGTTCTACTCCCTTTATTTAGTCTTGGTTATTACTATATGTTTACTATTTATTAAAAAATTAATTTCTCAGAGAACCAACAAAGCGCTCAAATAGGCGAGCCGCCGTGCTTTCATCTACTTTGTGAACTACTCTTCTAACTTCTTTTTCAATTTCAGCTTGTATTTCTTCAATTACTTCTTCTACTGATTCCATTTGAGGTAACCAGTTGCCCGAAGCAATGTCATAGAAATACTCAGTGTTTTCCATAATGCCGTTTACAAAGCAATTTGGGCCCGAAGGATCCGTTACAATATCAACGGTAGCTAGATGAAAATCATCTTGTACTTCCATGATACCTGATTTTGTTTGCTTCACTGAACCAAGGCCACGTGTAGATACACCGACCTTCACACCTTCGTCCATAAATTCTTTTACGATCATTCCCATAGGAGTGCCAAGAATTTTAGCTTTGCCAACAAAATTGGAGCCGTCTTTGTTCATCTCAGTAATAAGATGAGATACGCGATCGCCATTGATGCTTGGTCCATCAGGATGTCCCAGCTCACCAAGAGCTCTCTTTGTTTCAATAAAATCTTTACTATAGCGATTCATTTCTTTTTCAAGAACCGCTGAAGGATAAATTCGCCCATTGCGGTTTTTGATATCGCCTTGCATAAAGATTCCTTCAATGAAATAAGACTTCTTACCAGTCTCTTCATTAAGGTCTGTAGTTACACTACAATCTTCATTAATTTCTGCAATTAGCTTCATTTGATTTACCCTTAGTTTCTTCTTTTATACCGTATATTTATAATACTAAACACGCTGTTACTCTTAAAGAGCTTCGCGTGCAAATCCACGTATTTCTTCAAATCCTGCAGGATCCATTAGCATTACTTTGTGCATTGCTTTCTGGTTTCTCGGATTTAGATCCTTAAACATTTTAGTTAATAGCTTCGCATCTTCATCAGAAACCATTACTTGTTTACCGTTCTTTAAACGGATAGGACCTTTTTTAAATCTTACTGCTTCACCAATAATGTCTTGTTGATGATCATCTTTTCTATCAGCTTTTGCTTTCTTCTGAACGGTGCGAGTCTTGCCGTCTGGTCCTGTTGTAGTAACCATTTTAGTTAAAGCAGATGATGTTGTTTCGTTCACAGCTTCATTTTTCTTTTTTTTAGAGCGCAACATAGCTAGATCATGGCCATCAATTTTGCCATTTTTATTGTGATCTATTTTCTTTTGAGCTGCTGAAAGATCTTCTTCTTTTTTCTTTTTATCCCAAGGAGCAGTTGGTAATGTAACTTTCTTCTTGTCTTTATCGTCAGCTGCATCATAACGAGCGCGATCTTGCTCAGTAGATTCAAGCTTCACACCGTCAGCTTTTTTCTGTGGTGTAGCTTTATCATAAGCTTTTTCGTCATCCTTAACATCAGCTTTACGAGAAGCTTTTACTTTTGGTAAGTCACTAGCGCCAATGGCACCAGAATGCTGATGTGGTTCCGCAACTGGGTGAGGAATTACTTCGTATTCGTGCTGATCCTTGAAAGCCTTTTCCTCAGGTGATCTAGGCTGTGCAACTTCAGCGATATGTTTCTTAAAGGATTTCATTTGAATCTCCGATTTACTTTAATTTGATTATATTTATCCATTCATGTTATTCTCAGAATCTTGCATATTGCCTTCTTCTTCACCTTCATCTTCTGGAGGATTTGCTTTATTCTCGGCTTCTATTTCTTTATCCATTTCTTTAATATCTTCTTCAGACATTCTAAGAACATTTTTACGTACCCAGTCTCTTGAGTAGTAAGTGCCGATATGCTCTTCAACTTCACGAAGAGTTGTAAGACGCTCTCTATTAATCTCAGCTTCTTTTAATTCTTCAAAGTAATTGTCTTGGATAAAGTCATATCTTAAATCGTTTTTGATTTCATTAAATTCATCAGGAGTCATAATACCTTTAAGTATTAGTTGTTTCTCCAAGAGCTGTGTAAATATGTTTGCAAATCTAGCTCTTTGTCTTTTAATAAATTTACCGAATTTCATTTCGTCACGAGTAATTTCAGATACACGACCAAATGAGTACATTGTTTCTGGCTCTAAACGTGATAATGGAACTTTAAGAGCTTTAAATAGTTTACGTTGGAAGAACTGCATTTGTGTATCGTCTGTTAGACCTTGTGCACCGCCGCCTGCCATTGTATCAACTTCTGTTGTACGCTCACCACCACGACGTGGGAACCAGAAATCTTCTGTCATTGTCATCATTTTACGTGCATCAGCCATTTCGCCAGTAGCAGAGTTATATTGTAGTTTGTTCTTATGACGAACCATCATATCTCTTATATACTGTTCAGCTTTCGATTTAGGTAAGTTACCAACGTCAATGTAAAACACTCTTCTTTCAGGAGCTCGTGTAATTGTATAAATGATTGTCGCATCTTCCAACATCCTTAGCTGATTCAATGGTTTAATAGCACCATGAAGATAACTTAATACTAAAGAATTGTTTTCACTCATAACACCTGATGTAATACGAGCAATAGAATCTTTAGAAATTTTAAATCCTTGTGTACCAGATTGGACTCCTGATTTATTAGAAGAACCAAATCCATTTTCAGAGTACATATAATACTCGTTCTTTACACTTTTAATTGGTATGCCACTGTGCTTATCAACTTTCTTTTTATCCATCTCTCTAATAAGCTTAAGCTTACGAGGATCGACATAACGTAACTCTTTGATGCCGTCTTTAATAGCTTCATCATCAATAATTACGTGGTAGTTTAAGCGGCCATCTACATAAAATTTGCTGTAGATATCGTATCCGTGGTTTGAAAAATCTAGTAACTTTAGAATTGTTTGAAATTCAGTTGTTACGATTTTCTTAACTTTGTCTGGTAGATCTGTATCGTCCATTACAACTTCAACAACAGCGTCGTTGATGTCAATGTTAATAGATTCGTTTACGATCTCGTCCACAGCCTGACCAATTTCTGGCTGCATTGCCATTCCTCTATATCGAGTAACAAGCTCAGACTCAGTCTTAGCGCTGCCTTCCATATCAAGAATGGTGCTATAGAACCCGCCCATAGCATTTCCGACAGTGATTGCACCGTCATCGTTCTGAGGCTCAGCAAAAGAAACAGGAGCTAAGTCCTGTTCCTTCTCTGGTCTCTTTATCTCAAATCCAAATAGTCTCGCCATTGTAGCGCGTCTCCATTATATAATAATTAAGTAGTCGGTAGTCCGGTATTTCCTTCAACTTTCCATAAGTCATATTCAAAAGTCATGCTGAATTCTTCAATAGAATCAGTTTGTGACCAATCCATTGCAATTCCATCAATGGATGTTGGGAACATACCTTCAAAGACGTAAGTACGTAGTGGGCTACCGTCTTTGCTGAACTGTGTAATTTGTCCAGTTGACTTGTACTG